TATGACGGATCAGACCTGGACAGAGAAGTTGAACGAGTCGCAAGAATTATTGAAGCCTCAACAGTTGGAGGGGTTGCAACCATCACAGAACTCACGGATCAAGGCGAGCCGTTGGGTATGGAAGAACAAACTGGCGCGGAAGGAACAACTACCGCCTGAAGGTGATTGGAACATTTGGCTTGCAATGGCAGGCCGTGGATTTGGCAAAACAAGATTAGGCGCTGAAGAAATAGCCTGGCAAGCAATTGTTCAACCCGCTACCAGGTGGGCTGTTGTTGCTCCGACATTTTCAGATGCTAGAGATACATGTGCAGAAGGTGAGTCAGGCATTGTTGCCGTCTTACAGCGTTATCAAATGCTTCAAAATTACAACCGTTCTATTGGTGAGATCCTGCTCAAGAACGGTAGCCGCATAAAACTATTTAGCGCAGATAACCCTGAACGCTTTAGAGGCCCGCAACATCATGGCGCTTGGTGTGATGAATTAGGTGCATGGCGTTATCAAGATGCCTGGGATCAATTGCAGTTTGGTTTACGCCTGGGAAAGAAGCCGCGTGTAATTGTTACTACTACACCGCGCTCAACGGCCCTGATCCGCATGCTTGCAGGGCGTACAGATGGCTCAGTAGTGATCACCAGGGGAAGCACATTTGATAATGCGAAGAACTTAGCCCCTAGTGCGCTGATGGAATTACAAGCCCGTTACAACGGTACGCGTTTAGGCCGCCAGGAACTTTATGGAGAAATTCTTGATGATGTTGAAGGCGCATTGTGGACTAGAGGATTGATTGACCGCACACGCATTGCAACAGCCCCAACTATGGCGCGCATTGTTGTAAGCGTTGATCCTGCCGTAACTAACTCAGAGAAGTCAGATGAAACGGGCATTGTTGTTGTTGGATCTACTTCTGATGGCCAGGGTTATGTGCTTGGTGATTACTCATTTAGAGGATCACCGTTGCAGTGGGCTACAAAGGCGGTAGAACTGTTTGACTCTTATAAGGCAGATGCAGTTTTGGTAGAAGTAAACCAGGGCGGTGACATGGTGGGCGCAGTGTTGAAGCAGGTACGGCCAACATTACCGATTAGAGAAGTGCGAGCGCATGTGGGTAAGAAACTACGAGCAGAACCAGTAGCGGCTATGTACGAGCAGGGCCGTATTCACCACATTGGCGAGTTTGCAGAGTTGGAAGATCAAATGTGTACCTGGACTGTTGATGAACCTAATTCACCTGACCGCATTGATGCAATGGTGCAAGGTTTTAGCGATTTATTAGGAAAAGTTACAGTCAGTAATTACTTTAACGCTATTGCTAATCATTGCCCTAAGTGCGGGTTGCCTATGCCTAAATCATTTACACATTGTTCAGCGTGTAATAGCGCTATGATTGTTCCAAAGTCTGAGGTGTCACAAGGAGCGTAATGGCTGACAATTACAACACAATAATTGATCAAGGCTCTGACTGGTATCGCAATTTTCTATACACACAGCCCGCAGTTATTACAAATGTCGTAGGCAATGGTGTATCTATTACATTTACCGCAGAAAACGGATTTAGCGCAGGGCAAACTGTTTTCATTCAAGGCATTTTGCCTAGCCAGTACAACTTAGGTAATGCAACAATTGCTACAAGAACAGCAACACAGTTCACAGTAGAAAATCCCGCATCAGGTTTGTATTTGCAAGGTGGAGACGCATTAAGCGCAGTGGACATTACAGGCTACACAGCCCGTATGCAGTTGCGCTCGCTACCTAATGATCCTTATTCAGTTTTAACGCTTACACAGGCAAGCGGTATTACAATTGATGGGCCTACTGGAACACTTGCAGTGCGAGCAACAGCGGCACAAACAGCGGCAATAATTGCAGGCCCTTATTATTATGATTTAGAGATAACATCACCTACTGGTGTGAGAACACGCATTGTTCAGGGTGAATTAAATGTAAACGCAGAGGTGACAAGATGACATACAACCCAAATAACTTCTTGAACAATCCAAATCCTGTTGGCACTCCAAATGTCATTGTTGTTACACCTGGCCCTGTTGGTTCTCAAGGTGTGCAAGGTGCTTCAGGTACAAGCGTTACCATTCTTGGTTCTTACCCTACTTATGCCGCTTTAATTGCCGCTCACCCAACAGGTAATCCTGGTGATGCTTACATTGTTACTGATACAGGTGATCTGTATGTATGGAGCGTAAATACAAATTCATGGATTAACGCGGGAACTATTCAAGGCCCACAAGGTATTCAAGGATCAACAGGCCCACAAGGTTTAGCGGGTATTCAAGGAACATTTGGTACTCAAGGAGCAACTGGATCAGGCGCACAAGGTACTCAGGGAGTACAAGGTACAACAGGTATTCAAGGTTCATTTGGTGTGCAAGGTGCTACTGGTTCAGGTGCGCAAGGAACACAAGGAACAACTGGTGTTCAAGGTGCAACAGGCACACAAGGATTTAACGGAGCGCAAGGAACTATTGGTGCGCAAGGTGTTGAAGGAACACAAGGCGCAATTGGTACACAAGGATCAACTGGAACTCAAGGCATTACTGGATCACAAGGAATTGTTGGTGCGCAGGGTGCAACAGGAACACAGGGCTTAGTTGGTATTCAGGGAACATTGGGTGCGCAAGGTACAACTGGCGCTAATGGTGTTCAAGGTGCGACAGGTACACAGGGCGCAATTGGTACTCAAGGAACTATTGGTACTCAAGGTGTTCAAGGTATTCAAGGTGTATTGGGTGATGTTGGAAATCCTGGAACACAGGGAACAACAGGATCTCAAGGTTTAACTGGATCACAAGGCGCTATTGGTTCACAAGGAACAACAGGAACACAGGGCGTTCAAGGAACAGATGGCGTACAAGGATTAACTGGTGCGCAAGGCACTCAAGGCGTTCAAGGACATGACGGAACACAAGGCACTGTTGGATCTCAAGGCACAACAGGAGCGCAAGGTGTTCAGGGTGTGCAAGGCAATGATGGAACTCAAGGTTTAACAGGTATTCAGGGCGCAACAGGTGCGCAGGGCTTAACTGGTATTCAAGGTGTTACAGGATCTCAAGGACTTGATGGAATTCAAGGCACTGATGGAACGCAGGGAACACAGGGCGTACAAGGTGTTATTGGTAGCCAGGGTGTTCAAGGTTTAGATGGTATTCAAGGCGTACAAGGTAATACTGGTGCAAGCGGTACATCATCATCTATTTTTGAGTATGAAGCAGATACTAACAATCAATCACCCGCACCTACCGCTGGTTACATCAGGTGGAATAACGCTACACAAACTTCTGCAACAAACATTTATGTATCTCATTTAACAGATCTAAATGTGGACATTGATTTTCTGTTAGCAAACATAAAAAACGGTGACATTTTCTTCATTCAAGATAGAACTAACTCTAATAACTATCAAGAATGGCAAGTAAACGGCACACCTTCATCTGTTACTAATAGTTATTTTACTTTTCCTGTAACACTGATTGACTCAAGCGGAACAGGCACGACAGGGTTTGGTAATAATGATCAACTTTCTCTTATTACTCAAAGCGTTGGTGTTCAGGGAGTTACTGGCGCGCAGGGTACGACTGGTGCGCAGGGTACGCAGGGATTGCAAGGAATTCAGGGAATTGAAGGACTACAAGGCACAACTGGAACTCAGGGATTAGTTGGCGCACAAGGACAAACTGGAACGCAGGGTATTGAGGGCTTACAAGGTACTCAGGGCGTACAAGGAACTATTGGCGCTCAAGGCGAAACTGGTACACAAGGGCTTGAGGGTATTCAGGGAACTCAAGGCACACAGGGCTTAGAGGGAATTCAAGGCCATGACGGTACACAGGGAACAACTGGTGCGCAGGGCTTAGAAGGTTTGCAAGGAACTCAGGGAACTCAAGGTATTCAGGGAATTACTGGCACTTCATTTACTTTCAAGGGCGCTTACAACGGCGGAACTCAATACTATGTAAATGATGTTGTTAGTTACAACGGTTCTTCATGGATCTGTATTCAAACAATTGATGGAGTGCCGCCCGCTGAAAATACTTGGTGGACAATTTTGGCCGCGCAAGGTGTTCAGGGCATTACTGGCTTGCAAGGTGTTACTGGTACTCAAGGAATTACAGGTAGCCAGGGAACTCAAGGTTTAGAAGGAACTCAAGGTGCGCAAGGACTTGAGGGAATTCAGGGAACAACTGGTGCGCAAGGCACTGAGGGAATTCAAGGAGTTCAAGGATTAACTGGAACTCAAGGTGCAACTGGTGAGACTGGTATTCAAGGAATTCAGGGTACAGATGGAATTCAAGGTACTATTGGAACGCAAGGTACACAGGGAGTTCAAGGTACTCAGGGTATTCAAGTTCAGGGAACAACTGGATTACAAGGTTTAGTTGGTACTCAAGGACTAGAGGGTATTCAAGGTACAACTGGTACAGATGCAACAGCATTACCTGGCATTTTGATGCTAGGTGGAATGTAAAGGGAGAAAAATGGCAACCACATACAAAGTATTAGGGCAATCAGCGCCGTCTGCGGCTAGTCCTGTAACCCTTTACACCGTTCCTGGCGCAACTCAAACAGTTGTTTCAACAATCAATGTTGTGAACACTGGTGGAGCATCAGACACAGTGCGCATTGCTATCCGCCCTGCGGGTGCAACCCTTTCTATTGAGAATTACATTGTTTACAACTTGAGCCTTAGCCCAACCGCTACATTTACTTATACAAGCGGCGCAACACTAAGCGCAACAGATGTTGTTACAGTTTATTCAGAAAACGGTACAAGTTCATTTAACGCATTTGGAAGCGAGATCGCATAATGTCAGTTTCAATTACACCTAACCCAAATGTTCAAGGCCCACAGGGATTAACTGGTTCTCAAGGTACGCAAGGTGTGCAAGGAACTACTGGTTTACAAGGCACACAAGGTACTGAGGGTTTGCAAGGAACAACTGGCGCACAAGGAACTCAAGGCATACAAGGCACTGAGGGAATTCAAGGCACTACTGGTGCGGGAACACAGGGAACTACTGGCGCACAAGGTTTAACTGGTACACAGGGCTTGACTGGATTACAAGGAACGCAAGGCATACAAGGTCTTTTGGGTACTGCGTTTACAGCAACTTTTGATCCTGAAACAACTGCTTACACATTGCAATTAGCAAATGTTAATCAATGGGTAACAATGAGCAGTGGTTCTTCGCAAACAATTACTGTTCCACCCAATGTATTTTCTAGCGGACAGTTAGTTTATGTTCAGCGTATTGGTTCAGGAGCAGTTCCTATTGCTCAGGGTGCGGGTGTGACAATCACATCAAATGGTGCGACTTCTTCAGCCCCTAACTTACGCGCTCAGTACAGTTCAGCAACAATTCTTTGCACTGGAACAAACACATTCACAGTTGTTGGTGACATTTCCTAACGCACCCACAACATACCTACATCTGCGGTAGGGCGTAAGTTGGCTACTTTCCAACCGCCGTCTATCCACTCATCAGATGTGCGTTGATGCCAGGCTAATAATTGATTGGCGTTATTTGCTATTAGATTAAACCACTCAACAGGTTCTTCTAAATGATTAACAATGTACTGAACGGCTACTTCTCTGTAACCCAGTGTGAACAAATAATCTAATTGATCTTCATGTTGGTGGATTGTTTCAAATGTCCACTCAAAGCAAAGTGTTCCCCCGTAATGGCGGGTCATGCCTTTCATTACTTGCCACTCAGCACCTTCAACATCAATCTTGATTAGATCAGGGTTTCCGTATTTGTCTGCGAGCGCATCAATGGTAATTGTGTTTACTTCTACCTCACGGTGAGGCTTGCCTTTGTATGGCATGCCATCTTTGGTTAGCCACTCTTGGTTAAGCGAACTCAGGCCATCTTCATCTGCTTCATAAAACTTTAAGCGCTCGCCATCTTTGTCACTAACTGCCATTCTAAGAGGCACAACATTGGGGTTGTAGATAAAGTTACCAACCAACTCTGAAAACACGCGTGGAGCGGCTTCTAAGGCTATTACGCGGTATCCCTGGTTAAGCCCTGCAATGACTGCATCACCGCGGTTAGCGCCAACATCAAAGAGCAACATGGGTAAGCCTTCCTAAATTGCTTTTAACTGCAAACTCATAATCAGGGGTCAGTTTCATGGCATCTAACTTGTGCAACAACTCAAGACTTTCATCTTTGCGGCCTATCCACCAGGCGCTTACTGCCTTTTCAAACAGCAACACATAACTGCCTTCATAGCCGACATGGACAGGAAGCGGTGAATGGAGATGGTTGTGCAATCCAATGTTTGCCCAGGTGTAACACTCTTGCCATTGCCCTAAACGCTCATGGAATTGCGCCAGGAGGAAATAACCTTCAGGGCGGTATGGCAAGTAAGCAACAGCCTGCAATAAACAGTTACTTACAGTGGCCTGGCGGTCATTTTGATCATCAAAACAATGGGCAACTTTAAGAAGTGAGGCATAAACCAGGGTGGGGTGTGACTCATGGCCGTATTCTGCGGTGCGCAAATAGAAAGAAACGGCTGAGGCTGTTTGGTTTTGCTTCTCGTATTCCACTGCCACATCAAAATTAAGCGTTGGATTAAATGGATCTTTAGATAGTTCTACAACTAACTGCTCAATTTTCATACGCTAGTGCCTCCATAATTAAATCTTCTACTACTGCCCCAGGTACTTGCAAAACAAATGCGGCGTTATCCTGGAAACCAAAAGACACCAAAAGGTTACCTTTGTGAACCGCCGCGCCTACGCAAAATTCAATGCGAGCATCTAAGAATGAGAATTCCTTACTTAGCCCCACAACATTTAGTTCTTGATCCCACACAACCAGGCGGTGACGGTAAATGGCATCTTTCTGCTTGAGGTAATTCTTAAATAGATCTACCTCATGAGTGATAGAGATGTACATACTGCCCCACCGTATGACCTGGCTAGATCCACGCTGATCTTTAGGCGGTACGGCTGTTGGCTTAACAAATACCTGTTCACATTCCCCGCTGATTGGATTGGCATAAACTAATTCTGTTGGCATTGTCCATTTGATGAAGTGGTAAGGCTTATCAAGGACAGGTATCCAATTCTTCTCACAGTAAGAAGTATCAGGAGCAGGGGCTTTGATACGCACACGCCTAACCTCTTTAACTGCCCAGTTATCCCAGTCAATCTCAATACGGCTGTACTCCATGCGGCCTACACCGTTGGTTGTGGTGTCACGGCGAACGCCCACCAGGTAATAGTCATCTAGCCACTGCACTACGCGGCAATCTTCTTCACCCACAAACTCCCAAATAGGTGCAACATCTAATTCAGATGTATCTACTTTGGCGTGATGAGTCATTTCAAGATCATCATTAAGGCGGCACAAGTAATTAACCGTAACTAAACGGTGATCCTTTTCAGGGTGCAGGTATGACAGTGGCCCAAATCGGCTAGGAAACTTCTGCTCATTTTCTGCGTGGTACAGCGTGTAATTAACATGGCGTAAGTTCACAAGAATGTTGCCCTTGTCATCAATAAAGATTGATGGGTTCATTAGCCCAGTGCCGCTAGTTAATCCGTGAGGGATCACCAGGGGCGCAAGTTTGCCACCGTGTTGAACTGCCTTCTCTACTAAGTTCATAATCCTTACAATACATGATGTTCAGAAAATCGCTATCATTGCAACACGCCTGATTTACAAGAGGCATAACAAGGGAGATACGCATGGGTCTGCGTGACCGTATCGCAAGAGTAATTGCAACTCAAGACATTGAAAAAGGCCCTAACCTGCCTGCGGGTGCTACAACAATTGGCACTGACGCACTTATGGCATCATCAGGTTTAGCAATGCAACAGACATACGGCAACAATGTCGCACTCCCACGCGCACCATTTAGCGCAACAGTTCCATTTGGCCCAGGCAATCCAATTATCCCTGGTGCAATTAACCCAATCAATCCCGCAACTGGCCGCCCTGAACCGCGCCGTAATGAGTACCAGGTTGCTCAGAACATCAACATTGTTCCAACGCGCTTAGTTCCATTTACAACATTACGCGCCGCTGGTGACAGTATTGACATTCTGCGCCGTTGCATTGAAGTAACTAAATCAAAGATGAACGGCTTACAGTTTGACATTGTGCTTGGTGCAGACGCATCAGAAAAGATTGCGGCAGAGTCAGGCGGAGATCATGTGCGCGCTATGGCTAAGGCCCGCGAGAAGTACACAGATGAAATTAACCGCTTGCGTGAGTTTTGGGAAAACCCTGACAAGGCAAACGGATACACATGGCAAGACTGGATTAACATTGCAATTGAGGACATTCTTGTAATTGATGCGCTTGCTATTTACCCACAACCAACAGTGGGCGGGGATCTTTACGGTTTCCAAATCCTTGATGGTTCAACAATTAAGCCACTCATTGATGACCGCGGTATGCGCCCAATGTCACCTAATGCCGCGTTCCAACAAATCCTTTACGGTTTTCCACGCTCAGAGTTTTCTGCAACAGAAGAAGATCCAAAGGCAGATGGTGAATTTACATCTGATCAATTGGCTTACTTGGTTCGCAATCGCCGCTCAACAACCGTTTATGGATTTAGCCCAGTAGAGCGAGCGCTACCACTTGCTGACATTTATTTGCGCCGCCAACAATGGATCAGAGCAGAGTACACAGATGGTGTAATGCCTGAACTGATGTTCACAACTGATGAGGATTGGGGAACTAACCCTGATCTCTTGCTTGCTTATGAGCGTATTCTCAATGATGATCTTGCAGGACAAACAGAGCAACGCAAGCGCGCTCGCCTATTGCCAAAGGGCCTAACACCTGTTGTTAATGAAGGTTATGGCGAGAAGTTCAAGGACACACTTGATGATTATTTAGTTACTTCTATCTGCGGACACTTTGGCGTACAACCATCTGAAATTGGTTTCTCACCAAAGGGCGGATTGGGTGGCGCTGGCTACTCAGAAGGACAAGCAGAGAATGGCGAAGCGCTAGGTATTGGGCCGCTTGCTAACTGGATCTCTAAGCAACTAACAAATCTTTCTTACACATACTTAGGTATGCCGCGTGAACTTGAATTTAAGTTGCTTACATCAGAGCGCAAAGACACAGAAGAAAATGCGCGTAAGAATGAAATTGAAGTGCGCTCAGGTGGTAAGTCAATCAATGAGCGCAGATCAGAACTTGGTTTGCCTTTGCTTGATACACCTCAAGCAGACATGCCAATTATGGTTGCAGGTTCAAGCGTTCTTTTGTTCTCACCTGATGGATTGATTGATGCGGCTAGTGCGGCAACAGCGCCAACATTAAGCGGCCCTGATGCAACACCTGACGCGCCAACAACTCCTGACACTCTTGAGCAGAAACCTGCAACAGAGGTAAAGCCTGAAGAAGATGAAGTGACTGAAGTAAAAGCATTTATGAAATGGGCGGCTAAGGGTAAGCGCGCAAGATTATTTGAGTTCAAATCACTTGATCCTATTGTTGGAGATGCTCTTAACCGTTGTGCATTTGATGGTGATTTGGATACCGCAAGAGCGCTGGCTAAGGCTTATCTAACATGATTGAGGGCGCTCTCAAGGCAGATGGGCGCATAGCGGCAAAGAACGCGGTGAAGATTAGGGCGGCACTGCACCAGGTAACAGACTTCAAACGAGTCTTTGACAAATACCAGGAGACGCAACCGCAACCTACGGATAACACTGCGCAGGATCGCACACGCGCCCGCTCATGGTTAATCCTTAATGTGTACCTCAATGATGAACCCCTACGCCAAACAGTCATGCGCGCATGGGCAGAGGCTTATGTTTTAGGACAAACCGCCGCTGATGAATGGATCAAGAAAACTAAAGAAGCAAATAAGGCTGATGACATTGAAGTTAATTGGGATAACTGGAAGCCAGGCGATAAAGCCACCGCTTTATTGCTGAACCCAACTAAAGGATTTGAGGCTTACCTGCAATCAACAGGCGGGGCTAGTTATTTCAAAAAGTTTAACAAAGAAACAATTGTAAATTTAGGCACTGCTCTTTCTGACTCAATTGCACTTGGTTTAGATGCTGAGAGCGCCGCGGTGATGATTGGGCGGCATGTGGCAAGCCCTAGCCGCGCCCTAACTATCGCCATTACTGAGCAGAACCGCGCTATGTCATTTGGGTCTATTGAGCGGTACAAAGAGGCTGGCCTGCAAAAGATGGAATGGGCCGTTTCTGATCCGTGTGATGTGTGCGCAAAGAATGATGGGCAAGTAATTGTTATTGGGCAAACATTTGCATCAGGTGACGCTCAACCTCCTGCACACCCACATTGCCGTTGTGTATTGTTACCTGTAATCCCTGGCATGGAAGATGAACCTGAGATCCCAGGCGCAACAATGGTTGTTCCTCCATCTCCTGTTAATTTTGGCCCTGATGCCACTACTTTCAGAACGCCTAAAGAAGAAATTGAGCAAGTGGTTTTGGCTATGCAAGAAGGTCGTTCACTAAATGAAGCACTAGACATGTATGAAGCACTTGATGCGCGCTCTTATACGCCTGGACAATGGGAAATCTTGCCGCAACCTCTTAATAGACAAGCCGCTATTAGCGCTATGGGTAGAGCGTTAATTTTCCCTATGACTAGAGAACAAATTGAAAGAACATTCTTTGGTTCTAGGATTAAAAAAGTAGATCAATTGTTTATTGACAAAGCGGTTATTTACAAAAACGGCCCACTTGAAGTGCAATTTTCTAGTACAGGTTTGAAATTAACTGAAGCAGAACGCAAATTAGTTATTAAAGAAGTAGAAAAGTTACAAGCAACAAACCCTAAAACACGCGCTGTTGTACACATTGAAAAAGATGCTAGTGGTAAGTATGGGTGGGCTTACGGTGGCAAGTCAGATTTATGGGTTGTGCCTAAAATTATCAAAGATACGGATTTGAAGGTTTCTGCACAAGGTACTTTTAAGATGCCTGTAACGCCCGCCACTACACAATTTGAATACACCATTGCACATGAATGGGGTCATTTGCTTGATGACATTACAAACGGTACGCAAGACGCTGTACGCACAAATGCAATTGTAAGGTTAAAAAGAGAATACCCTAACGCGTTCAAAAGCGGATACTCAGCGGAAAACACCAAAGAGTTTTATGCAGAAATGTTTACTGAGTATTACAGGACTAACGGCCAAACTACTAACTTGCTTGTGCAGGCTATGGCTAGAGAATTTGGTTGGAAAGTTCCTGAAGTAGCAGGGCCTAAGTATGTGGCGGCTAGAAAACCTGCTAGTTATTTCACGCCTGAAAAGGCTTTGGAATTAGAAGAAGGCGTACCGTGGCGGCCTGAAGGTGAAAACTTGTATCTTAAAAAGGTACTTGATGAACAAGGGTTCAATGGCAAGCCTAGAGTTGTTTCAGCGGAAGAATTCAAAAAAGCCGTGGACTCAGGAGCAGTTCCTTTACATAGAGGTGTTGCAGGAGACACCCCTGAGCAAGTAGATCAATTTGTGGCTCAATTACTTACAGGGGATACTCCTTATGTTGGGCGCGGAATGTTTGGTGATGGCACTTACTTCACCGACAAACCTTCAACAGCGCTTAAATTTGCCAAAGAGGACAGGGTTGGAAACCCAATTGAATTTGGTAAAACCATAGAAGCGGCTTTAGATCCACGGGCAAAGATTGCGTTCTTAGATGACATAAAAGAAGAATTTATGAGTACAACAAGAATGACCCAGGCTCAAAAAGATTTCTATTATTCCTACCCGCAAGATTTCTATGAAGATGCAAGCATGTGGGCCGCGTCTAACGGTTATGACGCTATTTGGGTTAAAAATCCAGTGGTGAATTGGCAAACACAAGAAGCACTCCCTGATTTGTACACGATTATTCTAAACAGAACAGCCCTAATCATTAAGGAGATGCCATGACAGAAGTGGAGGTAAGCCGTAAGGCAGGTGTACTTGTTGCCTACCTTGATCAAGAGGCTATTGAAGGATTGTTTGCGGCGCTTAAAAAAAGCACTTCTTATGAAACATTACAAGAGCCATACAAAACATGGCTTACGGATCACTCAGCAATACCAACAAAAGATTTACGGACAAACGCAAAAAAGGCAAGAAAGGCAAAGGCATAAATTATGAAAACTGAAAGTTGTGATCCACCTAGAGATGTTGATTGGTCAGAAGCCTCAAGTCTAGAAGTGGTGTTAAGCGCGCAAGAAAACATACCTGGCGCTAAGGCTGAATTGGCGCGCAGAGAAAAAGAAGCACAAGAGTTAGATAAGAGCGCTGACATTGAAAAGAACAACCCTAACCGTGACTCTAAAGGGCGTTTTACTTTTGGAGCAGGTGGCCCGCAAGGTGGCGGCGGTGCTGGTGGTGCAGGAGCGGCAGAAGCAGAGGCGGCAGGAGAGGCTGAGCCGTATGAGGAAACAGATAGTTACCGCATGCGCCATTCAGCCCCTAGACGGGCTGATGAATTTGGCTCGCCTGCAACTGATGTTGAAGAAATGATGCCAGGCTTTTATGAAAATCCTAATTTGTATGGATCAGGTTATGCTCAAGCGGATAAAGAAAGCCGTTCTGCAATTATGGCAATTAGAGGAAAACCTAATGCGCCTGTAACTATTTACAGAGCCGTACCTGAAGGTGTGGACAAAATTAACCCTGGCGATTGGGTGACACTTTCACCTACTTACGCTAAAGAACATGGGCGCAGTAATGTATCTAGTGGGTTTGATGTGTTAAGCAAAGTGATCCCTGCTAAAGATTTATGGTTTGATGGCGATAGCGTTAATGAATTTGGCTATGACCCAACAGATTAAAAACGCTTGTGTAACCAAAAATTGATACTCTTATGGTAAACGCGCAA